TCGTGGGCGAGAGCGTGTGGAACACCACCCCGGAGGGCAAGAACTGGTTCAAGGGCATCTATGACATGGGGCAGGACCCCAGTCAGCCGGAGTGGCAGAGCTGGCGGCATCCGAGCTGGGTCAACACGCATGTGTTCCGCAAGCACACCACCTACGACGACGTGCAGCTCATGAAGGAGATCCTGAGGCGCAGTGACCACGACCCGGCGGAACTGGCTGCGCTCAACGTGGACCCGGAGATCGTGGCCATGGCCAAGGACCTCACGGAGGAAGCGTTCGCCCAGGAGGTGGAGGCCAGCTTCAGTGAGCACGTCGGGCGGGTGTTCAAGAGCTGGGATGAGGACTACCACGTCGCGGACCTGCCTTATAACCCGGAATGGCCGCTGTACATCTCCACCGACTACGGGTACACCGACCCGAACGTGGCGTTGTTCATCCAGACAGGCTTCCACGGGGAGATCAACGTCATTGCCGAGTACTACCGCACGCACCGCACAGATGATGAGTTCGCCAGCGACGTGCTCAACGACAGTCGCCTGAGCTACCTCGTGAGCAAGGCCCGGTGTATCTACCCGGAGCCTGCTGACCCGGGCGCTACAGCCACGCTGAGCCGCGAGTGGGGCCTCCCGGTAGTCGGAGGTACCGGTGGCCCCCTCAAGCCCCGTAGAAAGGCCATAGAGCACGCTCTGCGCTTCCGTAACCCACACCTGGAGTGGGGCAACCCGGAGCGAGTGCCGTACCTGCGCTTCGACCGGACCTGCACGTACGGGCGGTATGAGATGGACGCGTGGAAGTGGCCGGACAAGCGGCGCGCGCACACCACCGGCCCCCAGGAGCCTGAAGACAAGGACAACCACGTCCCGGAGGCCCTCGGCCGGTTCTTCGCCGGGCATGGGCTTATCACAGGCTCTCAGACGGTTATCAACGACGCCATGGGGCGCACTGGACGGCGAACCGTGCGAGGACGAGCGCGCCGGTAGGATAGGGGCAGCCTCCGAGCAGTGAGGCCGTGAGAGAGGACGCACATGGCTACAGAAGTCGCCTTCGGCAAGTACAGCACGGTGGCCAAGTACACCCCGAACCTGCCGCAGTGGGTACCGCCCGGTCACAAGGAGCGGGTGGCCAGCTACAGCACTTACGAGGAGATCTACTGGTCGCACGTCAGCGCCTACAAGGTCATGAACCGTGGCCTGGACGAGGCTGACGAGCCGGTGTACGTGCCCAGCAGCCGCATCATGGTGGAGACCATCGACCGGTACACCGCCCCGGAACTGAGCTTCGAAGCCGTCAGCGCTACCGGCAATCAGGACAGCCAGCTGAAGGCCACTACGGCGTTTACCAGCCTGTTCGCACGGGAGCGCTTCGCCAGCAAGTACGCTGCAGCCAAGCTGGACGGCATCAAGAAGGGTGACTGGCTGTGGCACATCGTGGCCGACCCCACCAAGGAACCGGGCCTGCGCCTGAGCCTGCTCACTGTGAAGCCCGAGAGCTACTTCCCGGTGTTTCAGGATGAGACGGTACAGGGCGGCGACCCGGACAAGATGGTGATGGTCATCCTGGCCGAACAGGTTCAGGTCGGCGATGCAACCCTGGTGCGTACTCAGCGCTACGAGCGCGATGACAACGGCATCATCTGGAGCAGCCTCGAGCTTTGGAAGGCCGATGAGTGGTTCAACTGGGGGTATGACGCAGACGTAAAGCAGCCCGTGACGGTACTCGCCCCACCGACCGCCCTCCCCGCAGAAATCAAGGCGTTCCCGGTCTACCACATCCCGAACACGGTGGAGACCGGGGAAGTGTTTGGTAGCAGCGATATCCGAGGCCTCGAGGTGCTGCAAGCCGCGCTCAACCAGACGGCTACCGATGAGGACCTCACCCTCGCGCTGATGGGCCTCGGGGTGTACGCCACCGACGAGGGTGGTAGGCCGGTCAACGACCGTGGTCAGGTAACGCCGTGGTTCATCAGTCCCGGTGCTGTCATCGAGAACGCCAAGGGCCTGCATCGGGTGGAGGGCATCACCACCCTTCAGCCTTTCACGGACCACGTGGATAGGCTCGAGGGCTACATGGGAGACGCCTCCGGCGCAACGGACGCGGCCAAAGGGCGCATCCAGGTGCAGGAAGCGGAGAGCGGCATCGCACTGCAACTGCGGCTCGCGCCCACGCTGGCGAAGGCCCGAAAGAAGGATCAGATCATCCTGGACGTGCATCGCCAGATGTTCTTCGACCTGGTCAACATGTGGTTCCCGGTGTTCGAGCAGCAGAACTTCTCGGACGTGCAGGTCATCCCGGTGCTGGGCGACAAGCTGCCGGTCAACCGGACGGCCGAGGTGCAGATGGTCAACGAACTGGTGCTCGGCGGCATCCTGAGCGCAGGCAGCGCGCGGAAGTACTTGGTGGCCAAGGGATTCAGCGGCATGTTCGACCCGACCGAGGGCGACCTCGTGCTGGCGGAGAAGGCAGCCAACGCAGCGGCCGAAGGCGGGGCGGCCATGGCCGAACGCGAGCAGGAGGAGCTGGCAGGCCAGGGTGTAGAGGATGCCTAGCCAGGCTCAGCGGGACTTCACGTACCGCCTTGACGCCCTGCTGCAGGAAGGTCTGCCGCTGTTCGGGATGGAACCCAACGCCCAGCTAGGGGATTGGCTGGTCGTCATCAGCGCGCCCTACCTGGATGACAACGGCGACCTCACCAGCGGGTACTCCGTCACCTTCAGCGGCAATCTGTTGGACCACAACGCAAAGGGCCTGCTGCAGAAGGCTGCGGAGCTCCTGGAGGACGGGGAGCTGCACGATGAAGCTCAGGAGTGACGGTAGCTGCCTGCACGCGGGCGCTGTACACGAACCGCACGAGTGGGACTGGCGTACTGGAGGTTGGAGGTGTCATGGGCAAGTGCAAGCACCCGTCGTACCCGACCGCCATCAGCGCGCGAAGGGCCGTCGAAGCCGCTAAGCCTGTCAAGCTGAAGGCCGTGCGGTGTGAGTCGTGTCGCCGATACCGGTTGGAGGCCGCCTGATGGCGCAGCCGTTGCCCCTCCCGAAGCCCAATCAGCCGCTCCTGGACGTGCTGGCGCTGTACGGCGTGACCGCCAAGGAGTTCGACGCCATCCTCAAGGACGGCGCGCAGGAGGCCGAGCGGCTCATCCCCAAGCTGTTGGAGAAGCACACCACCGGCGGGAAGGTCAAAGCCGCGCAGTTGCGCCTGGTGCTGCGGGAACTGAGGGTGATGCAGTCGGCCCTGTGGGCCGATCTGGGGGCCTCGCTGCATACGGGGGTGGGCCAGGCGGCCGTTAAGGGCGGTAGCGACGCAGAGGGCGTTCTAGCGGCTGTGTTCGCCAAGACTGGCACGCCAATCCCTCCCGCTCTCCTCGCAGGGTGGCGCGAGCAGGCTCGGGCGGGCATCAGCAGCGTCCTGGCCAAGAGTAAGAACGGCATCCCGCTAAGCCAGGCCGTCTATCATGCTGGGTTGCTGGCCAGTGGCCAGGTGGACCGTAAGGTCGCGCAAGGCCTCCTCCTCGGGCACAACCACAAGACCATTGCCCAGAGCGTCAAACACATGATCCTGCCCACTACTGCGGGCGGCGTCAGCTACGCGGCGCATCGGCTGGCCCGTACGGAGATCAACCATGCATACCAGACGGCGCAGGAGATGCGCCACAAGGAGGAGCCCTGGAACAAGGGGATGCAGTGGCACCTGAGCAAGAGCCACCCGAAGCCGGACGTGTGCAACTTCAACGCGACAGCGGACCTGTACGGCATGGGGGCCGGTGTGTACCCGTTCGGCAAGAAGCCGGACAGCCACCCGAATTGCCTGTGCTACCAGACCACCGTCAGCGTCAGTCCGGATGACTTCGTAGAAGCGTTCCTGGCCGGGGAGTACAACACGCATCTCGACGAGGTCGTGTACACGCACGCTCCGCCCGAAGAGCACCCCTGTGGCTAACTACGTCTTCAACCCGTACACCGGCAAGACCGAGGAGACGTGCTCGGTCAGCTTCACTGCGCAGCAACAGATGGCGGGTGGCGTCAGTAGCCCGCAGACCGAAGCGGAGTACCACCAGAGCAAGCTCCTGGGCGAGATCGGGGTGATGAAAGGCAAGTACGCCAACGGGGAGATACCGGACGGCGTGAAGCTGTTCACCTTCGAAAACGAGGGCCTCGGTGTCCGGGGCTACTTCATCAGCAAGGGCGGCCAGCTCAAGAAGGTGGTGTACTCCAAGGACGGCGGCCGAACCGAGACGCACGGTTACTTCAACGGCATGATGCTGATGGTGAAGACGCCTTCCTACAAGACGGCCATCCCGCAGGCCGTCAGCCCGAAGCCGAAGGCAGAACCCGTCAAGGTGTACTTCGGCGAGCCGGGGTTCACAGAGAACACCGAGTACACGCACGATGAGACCATTGCGCTTAGTCAGAGCGGCGATGAGTACATCAAGTGGAATGGCCAGGCCAAGAAGTTCGAGACATGGCATACCGGAGAGCAGGAGTCCGGGCCGTTCCAGGTGGACTCCGGCGACACTCTCAAGAGCCAGATGTACAATCTGCCGTGGCATAAGCCGGAGGTTACCCCCGCTAAGCCAGCCAGCCCTGAGAAGAAGAAGGAGGTGGTGGCCAGCGATGTCAAGAAGGGCGACGTCATCCTAGGGGAGGACGGTGTCTGGTACCCGGTGGACCAGGTGTTCGACAGCAAGGCGCAGGGCAAGTATCTGTTCTACAACCAAACTGAAGACAAGTTCATCCTGAAGGCTAAGCCCAACGAACACGTAACGGTCAAGACCAAGGACGCCACGCAGGGTTCGCCGGAGAAGGTAACCGTAGCAACGGAAACTCCCCCGGCCTCCTCTTCGCAGGTTGCCGCGCCGACGCCTGCTTCGCCGGTCAATCCTGGTAGCTCCAGCGTCGGGAGCATGAGCAACGAGGATGTTGCGGCCATGTTCGTGAAGATCAAGGATGACCTGGCCAAGGAGAAGGGCCTGAACATCAAGGGGGCCAACCCGGCGCTGGACCAGGAGGTGTACTCGGCCATCGGTAAGGTCATCGGGTACACGCCTGCGGAGGTCAAGGGAAAGATTGGTGCCTACAAGGCTGAGGGTAACAAGCTGAGCGCCTTGAAGAAGAAGGTGCAGGCCGGGACCAAGAAGGTACCGCCGACCAGCCCACAGCCCACCAAGGCCAGCCCTGCTGCGCCGCTGAACACCGGGCATACCACCAACACGCCAGCGCAGGACCCGAAGCCGAACGGGGTGCCTACGGTCGCGACGCCTAGTGCGGCCAACCAGGCCAAGGAGCAGGTCAAGGAGACGGTGGAGGCGGAACCGGCCAAGGTGTACAGCGACGAGGACGTGGCTGCGGCATACATCATCGCCAAGGACAAGGTCGTTGCTGAGAGCAATGGCAAGTGGACGCTGTACAGCAAGAGCGATGAGATGGACCTGGAGATAGCCATCCAGGTGGGCCTCAAGATTGGCCTGAACCCCATGCAGCAAAAGCAGGCCATCGCCAACTACCTGGCCACGGGCAAGAAGCTCAGCGCGCTCAAGAAGAGCCTGGCCAAACAGGGCGTGTTCAAGCCGCAGGCAGACACCCTCAAGAAGACCAAGGCTGAGCAGACGGAGGAAGAGAAACAGAAGGAAGCCGAACACAAGGCTGATGAGGGGTACACCCCCACCCCGACGCCAGCTACCGGTACCCCGCCCACGGACACCGGCAAGCCTGCTCCGAACAGCGTCAAGAAGGAAGCCGAGCAGTCCGGGGACATCTCCGGCATATCTCAGGCCGACAAGACGGCGCTGTACAACCTGTTCAAGGGCACGGCAAGCCAGAGCTACCTGGATGCTGCAGTCCACCTCAACTATCAGGGCTTCCTGAAGGTTCAGGCGCAGGCCAACACCGGTACGGATAACAACTGGTCTCTCCTGCAGATCATCCGGGTCATTGATGAAGAGGGCGCTAAGAAGTTCGGCGTTGACAACACGCATGTCTTCGAGAAGAAGGTCGTTACCTGGCTGAGCAGTCCGGAGGGTACCAAGTATCTCAAGGACCAGGAAGCCGTACTGGCCAAGCAGGCTGAAGAGGCCAAGAAGAAGGCCGAAGCTGAGAAGCTGGCTAAGGAGCTGGAGGACAAGCAGCCACCTCTCCCGGCGGACTCCGCGCAGTACCAGCCCTGGGAACTGGAGAAGGCTAAGCGCGTCAGTCAGACATGGCTGGACGCACAGCCATGGGATGACCGGCAGAAGCGGGATCTTAAGCACTACACCGGTAATGCCTACACAGAGATGAACAAATATCTGCGCGGGCTAAGCACCCACATCAGTGACCGGAGCAAGAGCGCCATCGAGGGCGCTCGCAAGGGCATGCGCCCTACCACGGAGCCCATCATGGTGCGGCGAGGTTCTGGCGCGGACCAGTTCAAGTCTTTGGGCGTGGCCAGAGGAGACCTCAGCCTGCTGTGGGGTATCACCGGGAAGACGTTCAAAGACGAGGGCTTCCTGAGCACCAGCGCGGGCGGGCGAGCGGCTTTCGGTGGCGAAGTCCGCCTGGAGATTGAGTGCCCCATTGGCACCCCGATGGCGTACGTAGCGCCTATCTCCAACTTCCCTAACGAGAACGAGATGCTGTTGCAGGCAGGACTGGAATACAAGGTGCTGAACGTGCGCAAGGAAGGTAACCAGTTCATCGTTCGCATGCGCGTAGTGAACTGGCCCGGAAAGGACAACTGATGGCCGACAAGAAGCTCAGTCCGCTCACCGACCCGGATAACGACCCGGTGTTCGTGGAGGTGCCCGAGGAAGACAAGAACGCCACTGAGGGCATGAGCGTCGAAGATGCGTACCGACACCTGGCCGGGATGCCCCCGGAGCCGGTTATCGAACCCGAGGAGAGCTGATGGCCATTTACCCCGAGGGCCTTACCCTGCGGACAGTCACGGGGTCGGTGGACCCCGGTACCGACGTCCTGTTCCGCATTCCGGAATGGCTGATAGGCCCAGCTGACGACCTGGTCTACCGGCCCCGGGAGTTCAAGCCGGACGTGGATGACCAAGGTAACTTCGACATCGAATTGCCCATCAACAACGACCCCGAGTGGTCTCCTTTCCAGTACTACGTGCGGTTGCAGAGCGAGGGAAAGATCCTCAAGGGCGCGATGGATGTGCCCAGCGGCACGGGGGCTCTCGACATCGCGGATCAGGTGATTGTGGACCAGGCACCGGTGAGCATGGTGGACTACCTGGACTCCACGGACATCGGGGCACGGGTGGCCGGGCTGGAAGGTGGCGTAGTACCGCCCGAACAGCTACCGGCCGAGTTCCCACCGGCTACGCACTCCCACTCCGGCCCCGTCCTCCTCGCAGAGGGTCCGGTACCGTCTCCGTCCCCGGACACCATTGTCCTGTACTCGATCGACCTGGATGGCAACACCGTGCCGCGCATGATGCTGCCCGAGGGGTTGGTCGTGGATCCCATCCGGGACACCACCTTCGTGGTGCGGAACGCTACCGGCGGGACGCTGGTCAAGGGTGTGGCGGTGTACGCCAACGGCATTCACCCGGGCAGCGGTGTCATCCCTACGGTGGCACCCGCTCGAGCGGACAGCAAGACGACGATGCCTGTCATCGGCGTGATGTTCGAGTCGGTACCCAACAACGCTTTCGGGCGCGTGATGGTGCAGGGTCGCATCAACGACCTGAACACCACGGCATACACCGCCGGTGCGCCGCTGTACCTGAGTGCCACCACGGCCGGTCAGATGACGACCACCCCGCCCACGCACCCGAACTACCTGAGCGTCGTCGGGGTGTGCCTGCGCTCGAACGCGGTGGACGGGGCGCTGGCCATCAACATGGCCAACTTCGGCGGAGACGACGTCGGTACGGCGCAGAACGCCTTCGCCATCGGTAACGGGCAAGCGGGCTCCAAGGACCTGCTGTTCAAGAACGGGTTCACGGGCACGCTGCGGGCCAGCCATACGGCCGCACGTACCTGGACGCTGCCCGACACAACCGGGACGCTGGCCACGGCGACTGATCTAACGGCCCTCACGGGCAAGCTGCCAGCCGACAACGGGTACTCCGGGTGGATGTACCCTCCCGACCTGACGCTCGGCTCATTCACCCTTGCAAGCCCCGGCGTCGGGTACGTGTTCCGCATGCGGGTGATGAGCTCGCAGGTGAGCAACATCCACATCTTCCTGACGGCGGGTGGCGCTGGCCTGACCACTGACCGGTGCTTCGTGACCATGCATAACGATGCCGGGGCCATCATGGGCCTCGGTGCCGTGACGGCGGACCAGTCCGTGAACTGGGCTAGCGCAGGCATCAAGAACATGCCGCTGGCTGTGCCCATGGGCACGACGCCGGGTCAGTACTACAAGTTCCGACTGTGGTACGCGGGTGCCACCGGCCCGACCCTCACTCGCGCAGGTGTCAGTTCCAGCATCAATGCCGGGCTGGCCGCGCCTAACTTCCACTACTCCACGGCGGACACCGGCCTGACTGATGCGAACAGCGGGGTGGTCACCAAGGCGAACCTCGGGGCCATGACGGGGGCCAGCAATGCGCTATGGATGGCGGTCAGCCCGTAAACCACCCCAGAACGGCCTTAGAATTGCTAGATGGACTGTCGCTGGCTTCCAGTAACATGGGGGCCAGCGATGGCACAGAGCGGCCAACCTTCCGAGC